TAGATGGTTTCTGTAGTAAAAAATACCCGCAGCCCATACTGGGGTTTGGTTGGTCTTCATGTCTTCAATCCAGAAATATGTCCTGGTTCTTTCAACCATACGCCCAGTAGGAAACCCAGTATTACGCTGACGGACTGGAACGGATTCGGTATGTTTGAAACGGCGAACCGCATATCTGACTTGCTTTCGATGGATTGAGTCATACGAATCCCCATAAGGCCCACTAATTGGTTCTAGGTTGTCATCAAGTTCATCCGAAGACAATATTCGTTCAAAATTAAGATATCTTCCGGAACTTAATTTTATACCCTTTTTCTTAGATGGGTGTCCAGACATTGATTCGCGCTTTTTCCATTCTTCCCTCATTTTACGAGCCTCTGGTGTTGAATTAATTATGGCATTCGAAAGCGTTCCAGAAAGTCTCGGCATCAACATGCTTGCACCAGAACTGAGCTTGTTCGACGCACCATCCTCATCGCTCGTGTGGTCGTAAATCCAGGACAAGGAACCCAAATCTAGTTTTTCTTCAGCCCTGGTGACCGCCACATAAGAAAGTCTAAGCTCTTGTTCATTGGGCATTATCATCATGTTTGTCCCATCGGTGGCTATTTTGGGTTTAGCAAAATCGCTCCATATTTGAACCCTGGGCGACTCTAGGCCTTTGGATGTATGCGCCGTCTGTATATGAACATATTCATCACGGTTTTTGGGTAATTTTGTTTCATCGGTTATGATTCTTCTAAGGGCATCTCGAAGCTCTTCAATGCTATTTTCGGTTATTAATTTATTAAGCATATTTAATCGATTGTCATCACCCTTTTCAATTGCTTCTCGGAATTCTCCAATGCTTTCAATTCCGTCTAGGTCTTGACTCATTGTTGGTTTTTTATAGACTTGCTTGGATTGCTTAGTCTTTTCATCGTATTTGGTGTAGTAGCCCCTTCCATTAGCGGATGTTTCCATGTATTCCACGTTGTCAATAAATTTTGTTAAATCTTCTTTGAAGTTTTTGCTGCCATAGACGGTTAGGCCTTTTTCAAAACTTTTCATCGTTGCAGCCATGGCTCCGCCATTAGAACGAGTCAAGAGCATTGTTGGGTTTTCTATCTCTCCAATAAACCCATCTACCGGATTGCCAGATTTATCTGTTTTTCGACCATTCATTTTTTCCTTGGCCCCAAGCAGTGAAAGGAATCTGTTGCCTATGCCTGCAATGTTTTTGCCAAATCTAAATGAATCAGTTATTGGCATCGTATATTTGGCTGAAGCGTCAATAAGGGTTTTTCCGTCCGCGCCACGCCATGCGTTTATTGCTTGATTTGTGTCGCCTACGTATATGCGTTGCATGTTTTTGGCTTTTTTTAACAATCCAGAGAAAACTGGATTCATATCTTGCGCCTCATCAACTATTGCTATGTTGTTAAAATAATCTGTCTTAGTGCCTCTAGCTGCACCCATGTCTGGATTTGATAATGCCCACATTTTTGTTATGTGATTGTTCGTTACTGGAAGCATACCTACGTTTCTGTCACGTGGAGTTTGTACATCTTTCCAGTACCTGTTTGCAAGTGCAACCAATTCAGGGAGTACGGCTTCGTCCTCTACTGCCAATTTTCCGTTAAAATTTCCACGGAAATGTTGAGGCCCAATTTCTGTATCGTTACTAATTGCGTAATGGTCAACGGCTTTGGCTACCCTACGTATAACGTCGCTAGCAGAAATTTCGTTGCCCTGTGAAACTATCTGTTTTGCGCCCAGATAGGCAGCCCTGTCTGCGTTTGAAGTAATTGGCATTATCTCTGGTAGATAGCTTTTGGCTGTCATTGCTGGATTAACGACAGTCATCGCTTGAAAAGCAACTTCGTCCATCGTGGCCACCTGCACGTTGTCTGGCATGCCGCGTTTTTTTGCGTCTTTTTTAGCATTTTTATTAAATACTAAATAGAGAATTCTTGATTCAGGTTCTTCATCTAAAAGTCGATTTGCAAAATCGATTACCGTAGTAGTTTTGCCGGTTGCGGCTAATGCGGCAATCTTAACGTCACTACCAGTCATCATTGCATCTATCGCATCTGATTGCTCTTTTGTCGGAGGTGGTTTTTTCTTCCCCTTAGCATCAGTCGTTGGGTAATCGTATTTCTTAACATCAGACAGGTCTACTTCTTTACGCTTAAGGCCACTAAATGGCTTAAGGGCTTTACTTGTTGACGCGGTCGACGGTGTGCTTGGTTTTGTGGCCGAGGTTTCGCCACCGAAATTTTCCCATAAAGGTTTCCACTGATTGTCTGTTAGTTTTCTTCCTGCATCAAACTGTCTAACCATACTTGCCATAAAGCTTTCGGTTTTGCCATCGGCTTTAGTTTTCTTTTTTGTTCTTGCGCCGTCTATCAATCTTTTCTGCGTAGCAGGGTCATCCCATGGTTGCTTCCCAGACGAAAGCTTTGATGATTCATTATCTTTAGCTCTACGTGAAAGTCTTTTTGATGGTCTGCCTGACGAAAGACTTCTTGTCGCTTCATATTGTTCATTAAGCTCGCGTTCTATTTTTGCAATTCCTTGTGGGGAGCGGTCAAACATATCTTCGAGATAATCGTTATAGAGAGAGAACACTGCGCCGTTAACATCTCCATCAAAACGTTCAATATATTGCTTATGTAGCGAAGGGTTGTCTTTCCATATATCAAGAGCTTCAGTAATCATGTTTTCGGTTACTGATTCAGCAAGCCCTGTGTTTTCGAGCGCCCTAGTAAGAGCAGGTAAATCAGGAGTTTTACCCGACGATAACTTGCCACCAGTGTCGGGGACCGTTATCCCAGGCACGTCATCAACGTTTTCTGATACGGCCATTTGTTTGCTCATACTTGGAGATAATTTGATGGCAAAATTTACAGCTTTTTGCGCATCAGAAACTGCTTTTTGTAGGGCGTCAGGGTCTGACTTAAGTCTTTGTAGCCAATTTGCAAGATACATCGCATGTTGTGGCTGTGGCTCTGCGGAGAGACCATGTGCTGCCATGAAGAAAGCAGAAGCAATTTCTGCTACCAATTCCTCGTATGCGTACTCTGGACTGCCAAAATAATTCATGTTTGGTCTATTTAGACGCGACGTGTGTCCGGTCCAGTGCATCAACTCATGAGCTTGGGTTGCGTAAAAATCTAAAGGAGATTTAAAATTTTCAAATTTCGGCAGAACTATTTCGTCTTTTGATGGACTGTAATAAGCCCTATCAGATACGGCTTCGGTAATTTTTGCACCTATTTCTTTGATGGCGCCTTCAAGTTGAGAAACTCTTTGCTCTTCTGAAAGTTTTGGAAATTTATTTTCCATCTCCTCAACATCTACGCCATCCACTTGGTCGACATTAAATACTGTTGCAACTGAATAGAATACTCCGCCTTCTCTCTTGTTGCCCTCAGCATCCTCTTTACCCTTATAGACTCTTGGAACAAGAATTTTACTTCCTTTTTCTCCCGCCCTAACTTGGCCGCCAGATTTTTCCCACTGCTTATATGTTGCCCAATATGGTTTTGTATATCCCTTATCCTCTTGCGCCATCAATAGGAACAATAAGTTTGTGTTTGAGTATGGACGGTTTTTGTTGGTTGGATTTTTGGGGAATGCACCAACTTTGTACCAAGGAGCTTCCCATTTATCCCCATCAGCGGTCTCTATTGCTTTAATTAATTTTTGAGTGATTGACTTATAAACTTCATCAAGTTTGCCCGACGAAAGACGTTCACCGTCTTTCATTTTATCCAATGGATTTGGTTTTGCTTTTTGAGAACTTTGTTTTTTGCTTTCTGCTCGAAGCATTTCATTAAATACTTTTGAGCCTCTTTTTTTGGCTGTACGCAATCTTTCGTCAATTTCGTTAATTGATTCATTGGCTGAAAAAGACTCAGCCCCAGTTCTACCTGAAGATAATTTTGGTGCTATTTTTCTTTCACCTTTGCCGAATTTACCGCTACTTAATTTGAGGTCAGAAACTTTAAAATCTTTTCCTGTTACCTTATTAATTCCATCAAGAGTTTTTTGAATTTCTTCTGGAGTCCAAACAACAGCGGCGCCCACTTTGTAGGTAAAAGATTTCTCTTCTCCAGCTTCTTTAAATGCTCGACCTATTTTTGTCAAAGGCGTAGAGCCGGTGGCATCTCCCATAATTTTACCAATAACGCTGTCTGAAAGATTGCCCTCACCTCGTCCTATTTGTATTCCGTTTGCTCTCAGGAGGTTATCTAAAGCACTAAAAAATTTATTTTGTTCCGTTGCTTTGTCGAAGTTTCTGGCTTCATCGCTATCAAAAACATCGCCGGCACTAGTGATGTGTTTACGTTTTATTAATTCCAAAATCACATTTGTTGGAACACCACGGCTTCTCCATGAATTCGGTCGAGTAAATAGTTGCTCCGCACTTGTTGGAACTCCTAGTAATTTTTCAATAGCTTCAGCTACTTCTTCTCGACTTTTCCCTGACAAATTAAGTTTGTTAATTAACTTGTCAAGACCATAGGCTTCTGCGGATTCTTTACCTTTTACACCCTCTATTGAGCGCTTTACATCTTCTGCAACAACTATTTCTCTCTTTTCAGGAAGAGCATCTTTATCTATTTCGGTCGAAGTCTTGAAATCTATAGGTGCATCTAGTGAATAGATGGCAGCCAAAAAGGTTGATTCATCTTTGGCGGCGTCATAATCCTCACGACTTACTGGTTTATCGTTTTCTAGGCCGTCATACCAGTATGGAGCAGAGTCAAATCCCCAGACTTTTTTAATTAGTCCATCTGATTCGCCGGGTAAGTCAGTATTTGAATGCGCAGTCAAATATGACTGAACAGAAGCAGACGATATTGCGCCGTTTTTCCCTAGTAATTTTTTCATTTCGTCTTCATTGAGATTGAACATTTTTCTAATGTTTTCATCAGACATTGGTTCACCCTTGGGGTCCCTCAAAAGAGGTCTCAATTTTTCAAATGAAAGCATCCATGGTCCGTCTTTTTTTCTGTTTTTATTATCTGACAGAGAACCAACAAGGGCTGGAGTTGTAAATGCTTTTTTGAGATTCCCACGAATGGTCTCTAATTTTGAACCCTTTTCAAGGCTGCCATCAAGCGATGGAGTTTTGAGATTACTTAAAATCTCTTTAGCTTTTTCTTCCATGCCCCTAGACTGTTGAATATAAAGTTGCTCAACTTCTCGGCGATTCAATTGAGCAAGACGACGAGCAGGCCTCGACCCTCCGCTGTATCCGCTACTTAATTTAAATTCATCAATACTTGGGCCAGGTTTCTTTTTGCTCGGAATTGTTCTGGCTTTTAACCTGTCCCCGTCAGCAAATCTTTGTCGGTCTTCAGGGGAGAATGGTTTGCGTTTAGCTATCTTTCCTTTTTTTTTACGTCCAGAAGAAAGACCTACCTCTTGAGATATCAACTTATAGTCTCTTGCTGCCCATTTTTTTGCCGCAGCTCTTGATTTAAAAACTTTATCATGTTCGTACTCTTTGGCCTCTTGACCACCGTTACGTACGGCGTCGGCAATACGAGAGACTACGAATCCATCTTTAGCGTTGCCTTGTATTTCATAAGAGCCATCAATGTCTGGCGCATTTATTCCAATGCCATATTCAGTTTTTTGCCATTCATCGTCAAATAATGATGAATCCGACATTATTCCTTGCGCTCTGAGTCTGTCACTTTCAGTCATCATCTCTCTAAATGTTCTTGGTTTTTTGAGACCGGAAGAAAGTTTTCCGCCTTCCCCCATACGCAAAGGAACATCAAGGTCTCTTAACTCTGTTCCTTTGGGGGCCCGGAAATTTGGGTTGTCTTTATTCAAAAGCGCATTTAATCTTCTTGCTGAAGCTCTTTGTCCAGGGGTATATACGCGACTGTCTTGCGTAGAAAGTTTTTCAATTCGGTCAAGAGAATCGATAATGAAGTCTCGCTCTTTGGCGTCCAACTCAAACCCATCTCTAAGTTTTTCATAGAGTTTTGCAACATCTGAGTTTTTGTTTATCTTTCTTTGAGATTCGATTTGTTGGTTCAGAAACGACCGAACATCTGCCGGCATGTTTTTAACCGAAGTCTTTGATTTGTCTTCGTACTCTCGTCGTCCAGAAGACAATTTTTCGCCGGAACGATTTGAGTCTTCACTTCTTTTTGGTCGGGTTATCTCCCCTCTAGCAATCATTTGCTCAATGATGTAGTTGCGTCTGTCCTCTAGGGCCCTGTTTGCCGCTATTTCTCTTTTGTCAAGGTCTGGCATAGATGAGCGTGTCCGACCTCTGGCGATATAACCATCAAGTATTTCTTGAATTTCCCTTAAGTCTTGGTACTCTGGTGTATCTCGGACACGCATCGTAATTTTTTGCTTATCTTCTGGGGTGAAATCAGGAGGCTGTGACCTTCTTAGTGCATCACTAATGGACATCAAACCAGAAGACAGTGTTTCGCCGGAACGATTTGAGTCTTCACTTAGTCTTTCGCCTTCTTCTTCGCGAAGACGACGCATGTGTCGTTGCTCACGTTTTCTTACTTCCTCGCGAGAAAGACCAAGGCTTTCAGCAACATCGGCGAGAGACTCTCCGTCGTTGCGACGCTTGTAAATTTTTTCGTCATCTCGTTGCTGTTTTGATGTACGCTTTGGTTTTGCTTCAGGGAATGGTACTTTTCTGCCGCTGCTGAGTTTTTTGCTTGGTTTAGGTTCTATGGCTTTAGGGGATACGTATCCACCTCTGAAGCCATAATCTCCGCCAAACATGTCTCTCCCTGGTACTAACCCATATTGAATTAGTGCATCAAAAAATTCTTTTCTGTCGTTCCTGCTCAAGCCAGAGACATTTGGCTTCACTGCATCCAAAAAGTTTTCTATGCCTTCGGGAATGCCAAAATTTATTTCCTTCTCTGCTTCGCTCGTATTACTGCTTTTACGGCTGTTTTTCATGTATTCGCCAGCAGTTCTAGCTGTGTTCAAAAACCAAGTCCTATAGTCGACCGAAGATTTTGCCTTCTCATTAAAATTGGTCGGCCGCTTATAGGTGCCCGAACCATTCCACATCACTCTTACTTGGTTGTACCCAAGTTCTCTGCCGCGTAAAAAATCATTAGTTCGTCTTGCGGATTTGTCGGCAGCAGTTGGTTGGCGCGGAATTTCTACCCAACCCAATCCTTGTTCGCGCCATGAATTTGCAATCTTTTCAAAGTCTGCTTCTTTTGCGTCTTCGGCTGGATTTTTTAGTTTCTTGGCAGAACGATGTCTAGTAATATCTTTTGTGCCTGAAGATAGTTTCTTTGGCTTACCTACCGGGTTGGTTGCGTTTTCTCCGGCAGCTCTGTCTTTTTCAATTTGTCTTTTGCGCTCACGACGATACTCTACATCGTCTGGTCGGGAACCAAGTCGGCCACCGCGTCCACGTTCGGCTGGGCGCTCATCGATACCTGAAGATAGTTTCTTTGGCTTACGTTCTGGTACAGCATTTGCACCTGAACGTAGGCCAACCCACACTGGGTTCGTGGTGCCTTCATCGGCCCAACCATCACCATCAACGTCACGACGGTTTCCTTTTGGTTTCTTTGTACCACGCATACCGCCAGTAGGAATATCTATTCTTCCGCTACCAAGTTTTCTTCTTCTGTCACCAATTCTGGGTCTATTGATTAGCCCACTACCAATTCTTTTTCCTATTCTTGTCCCAATGCCTTTTACCGCAATATTTATTGCATCGACTGATTCGGCTGTTAGCCCAGATGTTAAAACAATTCCATATTCATCAACAAATGAATCAACCCTATGGTGGTCCAGTACTGTGTCGAGCAGGGACTTGACTTCAAAAGCATTTTCTACATCAACAGGGATATAAAAGAATTTTTCTTTTCCTGAAGCTAAAGTTTTTTCCTTGATTGCGTATTCTTCAGCATCAAATTCATTCAGCTCTTTATATTTTTTGCGTTTTTTATTGCGTCTTTTTACTACGTTTCTTAACACTCCAAAAACAAATTCGCCTGGATATTTTTCTTCGATATCCTCAACCCATTTAACTTCTTCATCATCCAGGAAATCGTTATATTCTTTTTTGTCCATAACGCTTCCACCAACAACGCCTGGCGGAATAACCGCAAACCTACAACGACCATCGGCTTCAACGGCTTTATCTATAATCTTGCAAGAGCCTTCTCCCTTGAAGAAAATGCAATTAGAACATTTAACCCCAATATTGGTTAACTCATTTTCCGCCGCTGGCGTATAGGCCGCGTAAACACCTTTTTTGTCCTCGTTGAACTTGCCGTATTTTTTGGTTATACGAACAAGTGCATCAGCCAAAGCTTGCTCTTCATTGTCTAGTGGCTTTGGTGTAGTTGGTTTATTTCTCGAAGAATCTTCATAAACAACAACAGGCAAAGGTATAGAAATAGGACCGTTTTCTCCAGGCTTGATTGCTACGGGCATTGGCATAACAGGGACTGGTTTTGTTACCCTTCCATGCATGGTTGGTTTGCCCTGCTGAGAAGGAACCATCGATGGGTTGATATTTGGTTTTTGAATAACTATTCTTTGTGGTTGTCCGAACATTAACTCTTGGCCGTCGTAGTGATATTTGCACATGTACTTAGAAACAAGACCATCACTGGTTTGCCTATCAAAAACAACTGAGTTTTTATCAAGGGATACAATTTTTATCTTTGATGCTGTTCTTTTTTCTAATTCGCTAGATATCTTTTGCAGCAAATCGTCTTCCGCATTATTTTCTCGAGACGCAATGGGAGTAACATTTATGGCTTCCTGCATAGGTCCAGAAGCAAATACTGTGCGCTCAATCGTCTCAGATTTTCCAGAGTCGTTTTTAACTGAAATTGTTCCAGTGAGTTGATTGGCCCCATGAAGAACAGGACTGACTTCGTAAAGTTCAACCTCGTAGAGAATGTTAGCCTGTATGTTTTGGTCGTATTGGGCTCTTAGTGTTTTATAGCCAATTGACCACTCTTGCTCTTCGCCAAAGAAAGCGACGTTCGCAAAGGCTTCCCGACCCTTCTCTGACTGAAGGTTAAATTGAACTTTTGCGTAAAGGCCGCCAATACCAGCCATTTTCATCTTCGTTGGTAGACGCGGGTCGCTTGCTGGAACTTCGTAAATATCCAAAACCTTACCTATTGGGTCATTCCAATTGTGACCCCACACCACACGTGGCTTTCTTCTTAGAAGACTTTTAGCGAAAGCTCCAGTTGCGCAAACATCGCCAACCGAGTCCTTGTTCCCAATACCCGCAACAAAACACTCGACAATACCTTGAGCCTCGTCGAGGTTGAAGGTGCCCGCACTGGCTTTGTATTGTATTTCCGCATTCTGCATCGAGGGCATGAGACTCCTTGGGGTATTTAGATAATAAGTTAAATTTGCGCGCCATCGTTGCAGGTATTGCAAGTATTTTGATTAGTTTTAGTAAATTATTTAAATAGTTTTAGTAAACTACTTGATTTGTTGACCGAAACTCCATGCGCGACGTGTTTCATCTTCGGAAACTTCAAACACTTGCTTCGCCATAACGTTTGTATACAAAGAAACTAGGGCTTTTCGAAACTCAACAGCACGCTCTTCTTCTCCAGGGATATTGAGACAAGCAATCATTGTGTTGTATATAGCCTTGGAATTTTCTTTATTGATTTGCTTAATTCGATTCATCTGAGATTCAATTTGTGCACGAATATCGGATTGATGATTGTCTTTTTTGGTTTTAAGAGACTTTGATTTTTCTTTTCCTTCAAATTTTATTGCCATAGAATCTTGGATAATGGCAGACAAAACAGGCTGAATATCGTCATCCATCTGTTTGTCCCATGTTTCCGTGGACATTAGAGAATCAATATCTAGAGTGCCAGTAAATAAGCCTTTCTTTGCCCTACTACTTCCAGCTTTTTCTAGAACCACTCTTTCTTGTCTTTCCAATACTCTTTCAAGACTTCTGTCTAGTATTTCTTCCCAACGCGAAATTGTTTGGTTTACGTTGTCCTCTTGAGATTTGTACATCATTGCCGATGATGATTCGCTTGCTGCTCCTTCGGGAACAGGTGCTGCGGTTGTTGCGGGAGCGCCCAATGCGTCTGGCGGAATAGTACTTTGAGCCAAAGCGCCAGCCATTGTGTTGGGGTCAAGTGGCTGCTCGCCCGGCATCGGTGGTGCGCCTGGCATTGGTGGCATTTCGGGAGTAGGAGGCATTCCTGGCATTGGGGGCGCCCCAGGCTGAGGGATGTCGGCTTTCGGTTGGTCTTCCATTTTTTTCTTTGTGTTAGAAATTGGAATTAAGTTAGGATTCATTAATAGAGAGTCAGCTAAATCGCTTTCAGTTTCTTTGCGACCAGACCCAAGTCGATATTCGTTATTACTAATTAGTCCAGTTTGGAATTCTTGCAAAAGATATCTCTCTCGCTCTTGTTTGTAAAGCTGAAGAATAGGTACTTCTGATAAATCGAAGTCAACATAATTTTTTTCATCCAACTCGTCCAAACCCCTAGCCAAAGGCTCTAGGTGGGGCATCATTGTTTCCATCCAGAAAACACGAATTTCTTCGCTTGCGTTGGAAAAAGTTCTTCCAGCTGCGTTGCCGATTACCGACTCAGGAACACCAAACGAAGCAAGAATTTCTTCTTTTGTTATTTGTCTCATCTGTAGATATGCCGCATCTCTCGGCGAAGCACTTGTATCAATGTAGTCAACACCATCTTCAGACGAGATTACTGATGTGTATCCGGTTCTCGAAATATTTCCTCTAAAACGGCTTTTTAGTTCATCTTTATCATCATCGTCAATTTCGCCTTTAAGAACTAAAAGCCCACCTGGTCGGCCGTCATTCATTAAATAATTTCGATTATAGAGTTTTGCGAGGTTCTCTATTTCCAGGGCAATACCGCAAGATTCAAGTGGGGTAAGTGATAGATATGGGTCTATCGGATGAGGTCTTCTTATCCAACAGACATCATCTGGCTTCATGATTATTTTTTGACCATATGGCATTTGTACCTCATACCCAGAAACAAAAGTTTTTGGGTCTGGTATTGGTGCTGTTGACTGCGGTGGTAAGAGACTAAGACCAACCACACTTCCGTCACGACCGCGAATTTTTTCTATGAAAACCCCACGTGTGCCTAGTAGAAGCTGAGACGAAAGTCGATATCTAAATATAAAAGAATTTTCGCCAATGTTGGATTTTGTATTTAGGATTTCAAGTAGATTTTCGTTTTCGGCTTTACGACCAGTGAGTATTTCGCCATCTGGTGAGTTGTCTTTTCTTAAGATGATTGGCAAACGAGCCTGGTTTCCAGCGATTGCATCTATGCATCGCGCAACCCACGTAATTTTCTGCATCCCCTCTTTGTATGCACGCTCAATGTCCCAGCCATCTTTATAGGCTTTTCCTGCAAAAGTTGGATTTGAGGCAATAGGAGCACCAGGACCAACAGATTTAACCTTGTCGTTATCTAGCGACTTATTACTGCTTGAGTTCCAGGCCATATTTTACTCAGCGCCCAATAGGTAACCAAAAATGCCACATGCGATACCTGCCACAATCAATCCGGCGGGAACAAAAATAAGCGCCGCACCAATACTGGTAAACAGTATAAATGAAAACATAAGCAAATTGGCGAAGGTAGCTCTAGTTAACTTTGGCTTCATGCCAACAAGTTTTTGTTTTAAGCTGCTAATAATTAGTTTTAGTTTTGGTGGTAAACTCATTGAAACCTTTACAGATTTGGGTGCATCAATTACATTAGCCTATTATTGACGCTCTGGAGTAAGACTAAATTGGATAATTGAGGAAAAATGACAACCGACTGGAATGAAGTACTAAATTACTTACTGCCCAAATCTCCGCCATTTTGCCCAGAAGAGCCCTCATTAAATCAAAAGGTGTTTCTAAGAACGAATTCACTAGAAGCCCTCTTTGGCGGCGCTGCTGGTGGAGGCAAGTCTTCGGCTTTGTTGATGTCGGCTCTTCAGTATGTAGACATCCCTGGCTATTCGGCGATACTTTTTAGACGTACGTTTGCGGACCTATCCCTACCGGGTGCATTGATGGATAGATTCAAATCTTGGGCGGCTAATTATGATGACGTCCACTGGAACAACAATAGTTTTCAAGCAACATTTCCGTCTGGAGCAAGAATTTCTTTTGGTTATCTAAACAACACCAATGACTACCTTAGATACAAGGGCTCCGAATTTCAATTTATCGGCATGGATGAGGTTACTGAAATCAGAGAAAGCGACTACAGGTATCTATTCTCTCGTTTGCGTCGCCCTGCTTCTGGCCCCCTCTCAGAGGTGCCTTTAAGAATGAGGGCCGCATCGAACCCTGCCCCAAATTGGGTTAGACAACGATTCATCGTGGAGGGGAAGAAGGAAAATAGAATTTTTGTCCCATCCAAACTTCAAGACAACCCAGGCATAGATGCAGACTCGTATCGTTTGGCCCTACAGGCCCTTGACCCAATTGAAAGAAGGCGACTAGAAGAGGGCGACTGGTGGAGCACGACTCTTGGGACACTATTTGACAGAACCGCCTTTGTCATTTTGGATTCATCAGAAATCCCCGAAGTTGCCAGTTCGGCTAGGGCTGTTAGGTTTTGGGACTTAGCCGCAACTGAGCCAAGTCACTCAAACCCCAATCCGGACTATACGGTGGGAACCTTAATGCTATTTGACAACGGAATCGCCTATGTCCTAGATGTCAAAAAGGCCAGAGTCAGGGGTGAGAAAGTTGAACAATTAATAGCCCAAACAGCCTACGAAGATGGACATGGGGTTGCCATAAGAATGGAGCAAGAGCCAGGGTCTAGCGGCAAAGCCCTTGTTGACCAATACGCAAGGTATGTGGTACCAGGGTATGATTTCTCTGCATTGCGGGCCACTGGGGACAAGGTTACAAGAGCCAGGCCGTTTGCTGCAGCATGTGCAAACGGGAACGTCAGAGTCCTGCG